CCCATGAGGAACTGACCAAGATCATAGATACCACAGGTCTTAGGGAACATCTCAGGTGAAGTGTACTGAGCAATCATGTTCTCACCGACACTGATTGTTTTTAGCACGTTACCCTCACGAATCATAATAGATCCATTGATTGTCGAGAAGTTCTTCAGGACAGATGTAGTTTGGGGCGTAAGTGAAAGTTGACTCATCGATTAGGGTACTCCTCAGTAGTTTGAGATTTGTCAGAAAAATGTAGCAGCAGCAGAGCGTAGTGAAGGATCTTAATGATATCACGACGGGCAGTGCCTTTACGGTCATAGCGTGAAGCATACTTGAGGATGTTGCTACGGCAGAATGCCTCAGCATCTCCACATGCTTCAATCAAGTCTAACGTTTGGATGCTGTCGTTACCAGCAGAATAGTGTTGTCCATAGGTTCCAGAAATGTAATCACTTAGCTCTTTGAGCAGAGCGTCTTCATTGTATTTTCTCATATATTATGGGGCGAAGATGTACTCCAGTTCATCATGATAGCATTCAATGACGTTCCCGTCAACATCTTGAAGATAAAGTTTGAGTCCTTCACCATCAAGAATTTTAACTGTCTGCCCGTCTTTAAGACGGGCGATGTTACCACGGTAACCGTGAAACTCATTGATCATTTGTATCCTCAACTTTGTCGTCAATTTTTTCGTAAAGGGACAGGAATGATTCCTTAGTCTCATCATCAAATCGGTTGACACAACACTCGATTGCTTTCATCCTCTTACCAAAGATTTTATAAGCAGTGATAATATGAACAAGGCGACGTGTACTAATGATCTCATCAATACCGCCATCGTTAAAAGTCTTACGAATAATGTCTGCCCAATCAACTAGACGAGAAACAAACTCATCGTCATCACACATCTTACTAAGGATCTTTGCCTCAATAGAAGGAGTGGGATACTCTTGCTCGAAGGTCAAAGCAAAACGTTCAAGAAATGCTTCATTCAATACATTAGTACCAATAAAACGACCATCATCAGATCCCTTACCCTTAGTATTAGCAGTAGCAACTACTGTAAAACCAGGAGCAGGATTAACATAGAGTCCAGTCTTTTTCAGGAACACTCCCTTGCCTTCAAGGATAGATTGGAGACACAGGATTTTATTAGATGCCAGGTCAACTTCATCTAGAAGCAGCACAGCTCCCCGCTCCAGAGCTTCGATGACAGGACCATTATGCCAAACAGTTTCGCCATTAACAAGACGGAACCCACCAATAAGATCATCCTCGTCGGTTTCAATGGTAATGTTTACCCGAATTAACTCTTTATTTAGAGTAGCACATGCTTGCTCAACAGAGAAAGTTTTGCCGTTACCTGACATCCCCGTGATGAACACAGGATAGAACATCTCGGAACCAAGAATTTTCTTAAGATCAGTGAAGTTACCAAACGGAACAAAAGTTTCGTCCTTAGGTGGAACAAGATTAGTGGGAACAGTAACAATCTCTTCCAGTTGTTCTCGTACCTCGTCAACAGTCAGGTTCCACTTACCACGACCAGACTTATATGGTTCCATACGGTTAGCAATAGTAGCGTAAGAATATCCCATATACTCAGCACCTGCCTTTAGAGCAGCGGTGCCGACTTCAGTACCATAGTTGTGCTCAATGTAAGAGAACAGTTGGATCATATCGACTTGAGCAGGACGAGGCATTTGCTTTGTTTGTTGATGAACTTAGTATAAGGGTAAAAGGGGTCATGACGACCCCGCTGTGGACAGTTTAAGAAATGACTGTAGCGAAGGAAGAGAGGATCTTTTTGTTAGTGGTCTTTGCCTTGAGCATAGAACGGAAAGACTTACTGATTGCTGTCTTCTTAGCGCCTTGCTCAACATCAAACTCAACATCAGAAGACAAAGTAGTTTGACCCAAAACATACAGAGAATCATATCCAAGACCATTCAGTTCCCATGATTTAATTTTTCTCCATTTTTTCATGATGACATCGTGGTCATGCTTCCATCCATGGATAGACTTGTACAAAGAACTAAAGTCATTACCACTACCAATACGGAAACCAATGAAATTAACTTGAGGAAAATTATCTTTCAAGTTTTCCAAAAGAATAGAACTGATACTATTCTTAGATTCCCAATCAAAGTGGCGATACGTTCTACCCAATTTACGATCACGAAGGCAACAGTTTTGCTGAACACTACGGTTTCCCATGTGAGAATCTATATCAACATCGTAACTAATGTTGTTTGCCTCACCGTCCGTAAGAATACAAACGTTTACTTTTTGTACATCATTTTTCTGTTGAAAATCAGGAATGATAGTTTTGAGAGAAATCAAACTTTCATTGAGAGGTGTTCCTGATAGATCAAGACCCAACGGGTTGTGATAGTATGTAGCGTTATTAGTATAGTAATTAGCAAGGCGATACAGATGCTTAAGACTACTATCAAAACTACTACTGTTGCTACGAGAAGTTGCCAAGTTTAGTAAGTGAAATCTCTTGTGTACCGATAGACTATTGTGACGACGTTCGTAAGAGTAGTCTTGAAGTTTAACCTCGTCTTCCTCAGGAAGGAGAATATTTTCGTTCCACTCATAGGTAAAAGAATAAACCTCAAAAGGAATTTGAACTTTACGACAGAACCAACAGAGATTGATGAGTTGTTTTACAGTATCCATAAGAACTGTACCCATGGAACCAGACCAATCAAGAATAAAAATCATGCCATGATTCTTACCGTCAGGAAGAACAGTTACCTTTTTGAAGAGATCTTCATTGTACTTGTAAGTGTGTAGTTTAGCAGTATCAAGCATACCAGTCTTAGATTGACCACTACGAGCGTAAGCGTCAGCAGACTTACGGCATTCAAACTCTTTAACAAGATAGTTAACTTCCTTTTGTGATGTTTTTTTGTATTCGTTATAGTCTGTATCTACTTGGTCAAAAATGTCACCCCAATGTTCTCCCCGAGATTCATTGAGCTCATTCCAGTACTTAGAAATATAGTTTTGTAGTCTATCATAGTTTACAATAACTCTATCTAAATCAACTTCAGGAACTTCGACATACACAGGTTCTGTACCATAACTTCTTTGATTTGTCAACTCTTCTGCTGCTTCATCGAAAGCTTTCTGAGTTTGTGATTCGTAATTATCACCACCCTGTTTACCTTGTACAGGAGATTCATCATCAATCTCATCCGAACCAATGTCACTAGAGTCATCATCAGTATCACGTGGTTGCTCAGTGCTAGAACTTTCAGATTGTATTTCATCAGAATCAGACTCTTCTCCATCCTCAGAAGATTGTGGAATACCAATAGATTCGATATCTTGATTTGATTCATTAAGATAGTCTTTTAATTCTCTACACAGATCGATAACTTCCTTGAATGTTTCTACCTTAGATACTTTGTCAACATAGACTTGCTCCTCTGTAGAGAATGGAATACAAGCGTAAGCACCAATCTTAAAGTGAAGATTAATACGATCGATAAGATTGAACTGAGAGAGATCTTGATCTACAATATCAAAAAAGTCTTGCTCATTGAGTTCTTGGTATCCGTTATAGAAATCTTTATTAAGACCAGCGTACTTACGCTTCATCAATTTCTCAATACGAGCATCTTCTACAACGTTAATAAAATCTTTAGGAATGTCAGCATCCCAAAGGTCGGGAGGAGTGAAGAGAGCATGTCCCACCTCATGTCCTACCAGAAGGTCATAGACAACATTGGATGCCTTGTCCCACATAGGGAGAGTCAGTACACGACGGATGACATCAAAAGAAGCAGTGGCAACTTTACGGTGCTCAACCACAAGATTCTCAGTGGCAAGCAGTCGTGCTAGGTTTCCTCGAATCTCTTGATTGATCATGGTGCCTCTCGGTTGATGTACATACTATAAAACCCCCTAGGGCAACTAGGAGGTCTTAGTGGACGGTTTGTCAATCGGTTTCCGCCAAGGATAGGTTCACAACGCTGAAGTTCTTTATCTTCTCAAATTTTAGAGTCCTATCAAACTTACCTTCCAGACTCTCTTTGTGACTGATAACAAATACATTTGTATTGTCATCAAAATTACGTAGAATCCAACCAAGTTCACTGCTACCATTTTGATCTAGTGAACCATCAAAGATTTCATCTAGAATAAGGAGGTTAGTATCCACACTATTCTTAAGTTTAGCAATACTACGCCAAGTGAGCAACAGAGCAAGATCAATACGAGATTTCTCTCCTTCACTGAAAGATTCGTAAGTAAAGATATCCCTGTATCTAGATTTAATAGTCTCTTCAAAGTTTTCATCGAGAGTAAAGTTAACATAGAAATCCATCTTCCTGAGATAGTCTCCGATGAGTTTATTCATCGCT